GGACTTAGTACAAGTCTTTAGCGCGTGGAAAGCCTTATGATATAACTGGAGGGTCAAACCCCTGGTTATTTCTTGGGCGCGGAACAGAAAGAAGTGGAGATACGCCTTGCCTAGTTGGCTTGACGAACCTCTTCGCTTCCTCTTGGAGCGTGGTTTCATCTTTTGGTATTGGGTTGCGTAGCATCCCTTTACATTAATGAACCACGTGCACTACGTTGTGGTGACACTATTGGTCATGGTCTACCTCCATAGGAGCTAGCCAAATGACGACCAATACCATGGCAGGTCTTCAACCCCTCGCTGCTGTCTTCAAGGACATTGCAGCGTGGCGTCCTGACCTGCTACCTTCCTTAGAGAGAAGCTTCTTGCGACTTTCTAAGCTCGTTGAATCCAGAGGGTTGCCGATCTTGATGATCGACTTACCCGATGGGGGCAAAGTCTATGACAAAGCCCTTAGTTCTGGATACCTTGATTGGTCCAAATTGCCGAAGACATTCGGGAAGTTGGGATCCAAACAGGGCGTCCTCTTGGAGCAGATGTTCCTAGAGGCGTTCGACGAGGACGGGCGTCTCCGTCAAAGCGTTGACCCCAACCTGGTTTACTTTACTAGACAGGTGTGTTACCTGTTTAAGAAGGTCGACCATAACTGCAGTGATGCAGCTATTGAGGCTGAGGTTAATGCCTTTCTAGAGATTGAGAACCGACTCCGTGTCCCATCGCTAAGATGGGACTTGGATGAGGTAGATTTTACCTCGACCGGTCTTAGTTTCTTGGACGGTTATCGTAGTACGCCAGATCTTGTGTCGCACCGCGACACTTGTCCACGACCACTCTTGGTGGTTATGGAGAAAGTGTGCGATCAGATGATGAGTCTGTTCGGCATTTTCGATTGGCGTACGATAGACCCCCGTCATGGACCCGGTTCTGTGGCTGATGCAAGGCGTGGTACAGATAAGTATCTGTTCCACAACTGGCCGAGGAAACTCGACCGTATCTTTCCACTCGAGTACTTCGCTCGATATAGGGAAGATATACATCTAGATGCACAGGACGGTGGAGGTTATCCCTCCGTGACCTTTCGTGAAGCTCCGGCAAAGCTGATTGCTGTGCCGAAGACACTAAAAGGACCTCGCCTGATAGCATCAGAGCCAACGTCACATCAATACCTCCAAGGAGGAATGATGAAGTGGATAAGGCAGAATATGCCTATCCAACTGCGTAAGTCAATCGACTTTCTTTCACAAGAGC